ATGAAGCCGACCAGAATCAAGATCGGAGAAATCGCCCATCCGATAACGGGTAGAGCGGCGATGAAAGCACCAAGTGTGCTTAGGTTGTTTGATGTTTTTGCTGTTTTCATAATAATAATTCCTTAATAATGTTACTTCGTCGGCGTCGTGCCTTCGATACGCATGAAAGTAGAGACGCAGCATCGCTTGTCAATACAAAGTCAAAAAAAGGCTAAATTATTTTCGATGCCCCGCCTGGCGTCTGGATGTCGCTAGCCGCGATGCGCAGATATTTTGATTCGTACCGAACAAGCAACTTTTTGACGACTGCGCAGATTTGCTGCCCGTCGCAATTCTCCAGCATATCGGCGACGCTGTCATATATTGGCAGCCCGCGATCCGTAAGCCATTTGCGAGCCTGTGAACTTCCATATCCGCCATGATCGAGCAATAGCCATTCCTTGACTAGCATCATCCCACAATGATACTCGACGCGCACGCTGTCTGCCTTGCCCGCTTTGCGATGCAAACGAAGCGTCACGCCGTCAACGTCGAGCCATCGCGGCTTATTGAGCAACATTCCGGCGTTGGCCTTTGCTTCGTGCATTTTACGCTCGCGTTCTTCTTCGGCAGCGAACATTTCGCGTTGGACTGGCGGTATTTCCCATCCGCACGACGGACAGCATTTGACCGCACGGCTGAATACGTTTGAACACTCGCCGCACGTCGCCAGTTTGACATCGCCGGAGTCGTCAAGGTCGATCGGCCCGTGTCGATTGATGTTGTCGCCGTAGTCCAATATTAGGCAGAAGGTTTTACCTGGATGAAGCCGCAAACCTCGCCCGACTGCTTGCACCCATAAGCCCTTAGATTGAGTAGGCCGCAGCATCACGACGCAATCCACGCGTTTCGCATTAAAGCCTTCGAAGAAGCAATCGACCGAAAGCATAAATTGATAACGTCCGTCTTTAAATTCATCCACCAAACGCTCGCGCTCTTTAATTGGAGTCGATCCAATAATGTAAGGCGCATTGATGCCGTATTTTCGCAACTCTTGATGCACGTGTTTGCAATGCTCGATGTCGATACAAAAAACGATCACAGATTTGCGCATCGTATCGCGCACCGCGCGGACCATATGATTGACCGCCTCAGCTACGACGTCGGCTTTGTCCACGCGCGTCGCCAAGTCTTTTAGGTTAAACTCGCCCGCCGTCTTTTTGACGCCAGCAAGATCGAGCTTCGTATGCTCACCTTCAATTGTGCGTAATGGAGACAAATACTTGAGCCGTATCAGATCGCCGACGTTCGCTTCATAGCATACATGATTGAGAATGTGATCGCGGTGGCAAATTGCGCCCGTCCCCATGCGATACGCAGTTGCCGTAAGGCCGACAATGCGCAGCGACGGATTGCGCTGTTTCATCGCGTCGATGAACTTCCGATATTTACCCTCGCCTCGCACCGGGATGCGATGTGCCTCGTCGATAAGAAGCACGTCCTGCGGTGGAAAGTCGTCGGCTCGCTTGGCTACTGAATCAATGCTTGCAAACGTCACGCTGTGCAACGTCTCGCGTCGCCTAAGCGACGCAGCGAACACGCCAATAGATAGAGTCGGATCGACGCCAGCAAGCTCTTGTGCGTTCTGCTCGACTAGCTCCTTGCGATGCGCCAAGACCATGACGCGAAAATGCGGACAAACATCGAGCCATTGATGCACAAGCAACGCCATCACAAGCGACTTGCCCGCCCCTGTCGGTAGAACGATACAAGGGTTGTCGTCACGTTCGCGCAGTGCCGCGTTCACAGCGTCGAGCGCCTCCTGTTGGTATGGTCTAGGTGTTAGCATTGGTCGAACCCTAGTGATTCATAAACTTCATCCCATACCATCTTTTCAAAGTGTGGATTGTTTTTGACCAGCCTATTATACCTAGACCGCAACTTTAAATGCTTACGCCTAATGTAGTCAGTTGGCGCTGGTATTGTGCATCCTCCGAGTCCAGATCCGCCGAGCGTGACAATCGTTTCAATGTCATAAACTTTTTTGGACATTGTTTTGTATTTATAATACTGTTTTCTTTTCATAATAATAATAATGCCGCAGATATACCGCTGCGGCGCCGGGTTGCTTTGTTGGTTGCTTACTCGTCCCACGCGGCAAATGCTCGCGCTTCTTGTGGCGTCCAGCATCTAGCCGCTGCCCTCGGCGAGTAACGCTCTGCCGCTTTCAGTTGCTGGTCGTCGATCTTTGCTTGATGCGCGTCCGGCTTTGCAGCTTTTTGTTGTGCTTCGTCTTGTGCCATAGCGATCAGTCCCAAGGTTGCTTTTTAACGGCTGCGGCTGGTGCTGCTTGCGGAGTCGGTGCGGCTTTCGGCGTTTCCGCTTTGCTTGCATCGTAGCCATCAAGTGCCATGTACTTCTTAATCTGATTGCGCTCCTTGTCTTTCTTGTCGAATCCGACGCGCACGACAAGATTTTGCCCGATCAACTCATCAGTGTCGGTCGCCGTAGGTTTGCCAATAGCAAGTCGCAGCGAATGAAATTCGCGTTGCCCGATGTCTTGCGCCTTTTGATTCTCATGCTGCAGCGTGAACCATGCAAAGAGCTTGCGTCCCTTTTGCGATTTGTCAGCTACGTGACCGAGAACGGATAGCGTAGTATTGCAACCGACGCCTTTGCCGTTTGCTGTGTTCTTCACCTCAGCTTTTTCGATTTCAACATAGTAGTCGCCCTCCGGAAGTGGAGAGTTGTCAAACTCTGGTTGCTCTTCGTATGCGGACGCGTCAAAGCCGCCCATGATTTGTGATATATCTGCCATAGTATTATTTTCCTCTGATGTTATTATTTGGTTGTTGATTGCGCGGCTTCTGCTGCCGCATTAGTGAAAGCTTCCCATTCCAATGGTAACTTGTAAGGCAGACGCCCGTAAACGCCACGCCCGCCGCCAGGATGCCCCGGACGCTTCTGTGTAAACAAATAGCGCGCGCCAGTTAAGTCCTTGCCGATTTTCTTTTCCTTATTGAAACCGACTTCCTCGCTTTTGACGATGGTTTCGGAGTTGGCGAAAAGAATCGAATCCGCCCAGCGTTGTAATTTTAGTTGGATCCGTTCGTTTAGATCGAATTGATATTGATCGAAGCTTGCGCCAAGCGGATCGTCGAACCGCTTGACTTTGACGTGTCCAATCAGAATCACGCTGATGCCTTTCGAACGTAGTCGGTCCAGACCTTCCATCAAGTCGCCCATTTTATTAGCGGCTGCCGTGTATCCCTTGCCGAATCCTTTGTCGTATTTTTCGATCGAATCGACATTATCTTCATCGCATAGCTTCGCCCAAATGACCGGCTCAAGCGCAGATACAGAATCAATAATGAACGTGCGATATTCGTGATCTTCTTTGATGAGAGTCGTCACCGCACTGAGAACGTCGTCAAACGTCTCAGCACGCGGAAACTTCGCAACGTCCAAATCGTCCACACCTTCCTCGCCTTTTACTGGAAGGAAAATCGGATTGTCAGCACCAGCGGCAAATGTCGATTTGCCGATCTTCTCGACGCCTAGCAATACGATGCGCGGCGCTTTGTGTTCAACGCCTTTTTTGATTGATGATAGGTCGAAACTCATAGCGATGCCCCCCGTTTGTCTTGCACGATGTTTACTTGCGGAATTTCTCCGCGATTTGAATTGATGAAGATTTGAAACGCCCGAACGCCGTGATCGCGCTCAAGCTGTTCGATGATATCCTCGATTTCTTCCTCCGCTGCGCGGATTGCTTCTCGTTTGTCTGTCATGTTATTTTCCTCCTGTTGTTTATTTGTCTTTAACGAAAACGCCATCGACCATTTTGCCGGTGCGCTGTGAAATTACGTTGTATGCCATCGACAAGCATTCTTCGAAAGGCACGCCGATGATTTCCGAAAGCAGGATCAGCACTACTGTGCAATCTCCGATCGCGTCGATTTTCTCGTCGCGCTCGTTATTGCAAACAGCGTCTACAAGCTCTTCGACTTCTTCGATGAGCTTATCAAGTTGCCTACGTTCGGTCGCTTTGCCATTCGGCCCGATGATTCCTTTGTCGATGCCCCAGGCACGGACGTTGTTGATTGTATCTTGTATCATATTTTTATTGGTTGTTGGTTGCGCCTATTTGAAAGGCTGTGAAAACTTCTCCGTCGCGAGAGCATTTGCCTAGCTCATACGATCCGTCATTGTAAACGTAAACGGTTATATGATCGTCGCAGGCGGATTGAT